AACAGCGCCCAGGCGGGCGAGGTCTGCATCTCCCGGAACTGCTCCAGGTCGAGGCGGTCCGGCCGCATGTTGACGATGCGCAGCTCGCTCACCGCTGGTCTCCCGGCTCCGGTCCCAGCATCGGCACGCGCCGCCCGTAATCGCGCAACGGGTCTTTCCGGCGCCCCACAGCCGATACCCGATAGTCCGGCAGATCCCCGAAGGCGTGCTGCAACAGTTCCAAATTGCGCACAAACTCCTCCTGCCACCACACCGGCATGGATTGCAGGAGACTGCGGGGAACCACCAGGAACGGCGCGGTGCTGGTCCCAAACCACTCCTGCACCGGCTGGGCTTCTGGCGCGATGGATTGCCCTGTCTGCGGTTTGCTCATTGCGGCATCTCTCCTGGTTGTGGCGCTCCCGGCCCTACTCCCCCTAATTCCCCTTGCGCCCCTGCCAGCGGATTCGGAGCCTGCACCGGCGGAGGCGCCTGCACTAAACCGCCTTGCTGTGGTTGCTGGCCGCCGCCCAGCCCGCCCAGCGGACCCTGCTGCTGCGCCTGCTGCAAGCCCTGCTCAATCGCCGCCTGCATGATCTTCTTGTGCTGCAACTGGTCGAGCTGCTGGGTGTAATGCACGATCAGCTTCTTCATGGCGTCCAGGTCCCGGTTCGGATCAGATTCCGCCGCCTTCAGATCCTTCATGTGCCGGATCAGGTGCAGTTCGTCATTGTCCAACGGGTTGACGTGGATGTCTTCGCCCTGCTGCAAACGCGCCCACTCTTCTTTGGGGTTCACCGGCATGTCCTCATCGGGCGGTTCGGGAACCAGATCCGCAAAGTTGGGATCGCCCAGCGCCGCATGCGCGTCATTCGTCACGCGCCACAGTGCCCGCGGGTTCTGCGCGATCAGCGGATTCTGCAAATCAAGCTGATACCGGGCCAGCGTCTTTTCCTTCTCGGCCTCGCGCGAATAAACGCTGTTGGCGAACTTCAGCCGGAAATCGTACCGCCCGTCCCGATCCTCACTCGTGAGCATCGACCCGCCATCATGCACCGGGAACAGCCCGTCCGCATCGTCCTCAGTGACTCTGAAGAACATCTGCTCGGGAGTGAACATGTACTCCAGTTCCCAGAAGTGCTTGAGGACTTCGCTCATGTCCTCGGCCAGCACCTTGGTGTTGAGCGAGATGCGCACGTTGCCCTCTTCGAGCAGTGCTACCGTCTGGCGTGCGGTCTTCGGAGCATTCGGTCGATCGCTCTGCCGTCCCAGCGCTAAGTCAGACAGCCCCGTGAGCTTTTCCACGTACGAGAGCACCGATTGCTCTTTGATGGCCACCGCTTCGAGGTTGGCTGCCAGTTCCACTACCTTCACGTCCGTGGACGGGTTGTCTACCGGCACGGTCATGAAGGGCTCGTACTTGAACTTCTCAGCATTGAAGCCCGAGGCCGGCCGGAAGAAGATCATCGGCCCTACCGAGAACTGCTGCGCCTGCGTCCCCAGGTTGTGGTTGACCCGGATCTCGTCTTCAGAATCCACCAGCATCTCAGCCAAGCCGGGCGACCAATACGAGCCATCTTTCACCATGCTCGCTTCCACAAACGGCCGCTTGTTTTTCTTCATGGGGTATAACTCGGCCAGGTCCTGCACGCCAATCACTTTGTTGGTATCGAGCAGGAACCGCACCACCCAGTCAGACTCGCGCAGTTCGCGGCCCTTGATCGAGTCCTCGCTGGCATCCTTGCCCTTGAGCTTGCGCCATTTGCCGTACCACTCGAGCACCACTAGCGAATTGCCGCTCGATAGAGGCACGCGGTAGTCGAGGCCCTCCGCCAAGTCCTGTTCGAGCTTGATCTCTTCCCCCTGGAACTCGCGCCGCTGCCGGCTGCGTGAAGCGTTCAGGATGCTCTCGAAATTGGCCGTAATGCCCTGGTACTTGCCCTCTTCCTCACCCTGCAAGAGCTGGTCCGGCGTGACGCGATAGCGCCGCGTGACATGGCTAAACTCATGCAGCGTGTTGACCTCTTCCACCGGAGTAATTAAATCGTCGGGATGGAGCGGTGTGAACTCCGGTCCCTCGTAGTCGATCACCTCTTTCCCACCCACGTCATAGGTGTCTCTGGTGTAGGGAGCGTATGCGAACGCCCGCCCAAACAGGAGCTTGCGAAGCACGAATACACAGAAAGGATTGGTGAGCTTCATCGAATCGAAGACTCGCCAAGTCATGTACAGCCCGATCTTCTTCACCCGCCGGTAATCGCTCGGGCCCACCGGTACCGCGATAATCTCGGCATCGTCCCCGAACAGCGAGTCCATCTCTTTGGCCCACTGCGCAAATACGTTCCAGCGGATCAGCGGAACCGGGTAATTGCTCTTGGCCTCTTCGCCCAGCAGCGGAGCATCCGGTGTTCCGCGCCAGCGCCGCATGTACTCCGCCCACTTCGCAATGCGCCGTTCGTGATCTCCCAGCGCGTTGCGGTAATCGGTGAGCACCCGGTTTCCCAGGCGCGTCAGCTCCGGTTCGCTCAGCTTGAGCTGGTAGTCCTTGGCTTGCTTCAACTGAAATACTCCATCAAGGGATGCAGCGCGTATGGCCGCAGTTCGGCAAACGCCCGCCCCAATTTCTGCTGGATTCGATACGCGGCATGGAAGAAGCGCCCGCGATCGATGCCCAGCCGCTGGGAGCAGAAGCGCCATTCCTTCCCGAGCAGGTAGTGGTATTTGAAAAGCGCATACTCTTCGTCATTCAGAAACCGCCGGCTGACCAGGCAGAAGTCCGCTACGAACTCCTGATTGCGCATCGACCAGCAGTTACGCCCCAATTTGCCGCGCCCGGCGTCCAGCCGCACCCTCGAAACGTGGTAGTCCTTGCGAACACAGTCCCGATAGCGTCCCAAACAGATCCGAAAGATATGCCGCAAAACACAGTTGCAGGGACGCAGTGCCGCCCCGTTCCGATCGGAAACGCACAGGCCCAGCCCGCTACAGTCGGAACAAGAATGCGTAGCCAGGCACATGGCCGCCGCAGGAGTCCACTCAAACGGCTCTTGCTTTTCCGGTTTGGTCCTGGGGCGGCACTGCGTCTTCCACTTCCAGGGATTCTCGGTAGTAAACTCCGGCGGAGGCTCGGGCTGCTCGGGTACACGCTCGATCTCCGGTTCCTTCGATTTCGCTAGGCACATCGCGGCGCCGTTCACTGTTTGGCCTGCTTGGGTGTTGGCATAGGTCTATCGCAATCGAAGTAGTGAGCCACGTCTGCCCTGGTTTTCGACTTGGCTCCCGTATTTCTTCACCTCGTATTGCTCCTGTTTCGGCCCTTGCACCGGCCGCGGCATCTGCTCGATCCCCACAATGGCCAGCCCCAGCGCAATCACCGTATCGTCGTGCTGGCCCTGCTGGGCCTCGGCCTTGCCGTTGGCCTTGATCACGAACATGCGGAGCTCCTGGAGCGTGATTGGGTCTCGCACCAGCACCGACATCTCGCGTATGGCCCGGTCCAGCGTGGAGATAAGCTGTGGGCGGGTTACTGTGGTTGTCTTCCAGCCGATGAGATCGACACGCTGGTGTGGATCGCGGTCGGGCTGGTCGCGGCGATGATAGAGCAGCGCCGGCGGATACTGCTGCCGCTTCAGTTCGTCAACAGTCGAGATCCCCGGCCCATTGGCTTCCGGAACGATGCTGGCCCAGTTGTAGTAAGTCCCCAGAGCGCACAGATACCGGCCGAACTCGGCAGGCTCCATGCGGGCCCGCAGGATGGCTACCTGCTCGCCGGTATCCCGGTCGAGCACCTGCGCCACAGAGAAATCAGGATCCGCCTCGCCAATCCCCTCCGCGGCGTCCAGGCCCTCGCACACATCCGCCCCAATCACATACCATCGGCCTTCCACCGGCTTGCGGAAGATCGTTAACTCGCCCTTTTCGCGCGGAAGAAACACCAGTTTCCGCTCGACGCCGTACCGCTGCTCCTCGAGGCCTCCGGTAATCGCGTCCCGAATCACAGGCATGCGCTCGACGTGTTGCAGCGAGAAGCGCGGCCGCCCCGAGGCGATGAACGCCACCTCGGGCGAATGCGGATACTCCTGGTCAAAGCGCTGCCGATCGCCGCCGCAATTGTTCTGGATGGCCCACCGGCGCCAGTTGAGTTGCTCGAGCGTCAGGTTGTAAAGCCGCTTCAGTTCGCGCTCTTCGGTGTCCATCGAATGCTGAAAGCGGTCCGGCGCCAGGCTCAATGGCAGCGTGTATTCCGGATGCTCCCACCAGGCAAAGAAGACCAGCTCCCACTCCGAATTGGAAGTAGGGTCCATGGCCTTTTCGCACAGCCTGTGGAACTCATTTCCAATGCCGTTCGCCGTCGATTCGATCACGACCATGGTGTCGGCATCGTTCGGAACGGCCTGCATGACGGAGAGCAGAATCGCCCGCGCATCGTTGTAGAAAGCCAGCTCCGAGAAATGCACCCGCCGGAACGTAAACGACCGCCCAAAGTTGGGATTCCGCGCCGTCTTGATCTTGATCCAGGAACCGTTCTGCCACTCGAGCTCGCCGTCATTGCACTTGGTAACGGCCGGCAGCTTGATCACCTGGCGGAAGGGCTCATAGTGCTCCTGGAAGCGCTTGTAATGGTCGAACAGGTTCGCTGTCGTAATCTCATCGTGGGCAATGATGGCGGTGTGCTGGCCGCTGATAAACGGCGTCCCATGGAAATACTGCGCCGCGGTGCCCACGCTCACCCACACCTGGCGAGCCTTCAGATAGATAATGCGCACCGGCTTGCCCTTGGCTCGTTGCCGCTGCACCGCCTCATTGAGCTTGCGCTGCGCCGGCCCGAGCACCATTGGAACCATGCGCCCGTACTTGTCCTGAACCTTCAGAGACTCGTTGCAGAACGTCTCGTGATCCTGGAACGCGCGATAGATTTCGGCGGGATTATTCATCGAGTTTGTGCATCGCCAGCGACCGCTTCACGCGATGAAGTCCACATCTCGTCTGATAGAACGCCCACGATGCCGAGCGATTCTGCGCACGCCCCGTCTCCGAATAGGTCCGGTCATCCATTACGTGGTCTTCAACCGCCTTCTTCTCGGCTGGAGGCAGGCTCTTCAGCGCATGTCTCACGTGCTCGCAGCGCCGCTTGCGCTCCAGGCGCTCATCCAGGCTCGGCGCGGAATCCACGATGTTTTCGTGCAGATCTTCGTGCAGCTCGTATTTGTAGTTGCGACGGCGGTAGGCGTCAATGATCCCAGCCTTCGCCACGTGATGAGCCCACGCCGCAAAGGTCCCCCGCGCCGAATCGAACTTTGGCCCATCCTTCAGCAGCCGCACAATCGCGGTCTGCACAATGTCGTCCAGCTCGATCGACTTCGGCAACCCTCGGCCGTGCCGCTTCGCAATCGCCACGATCACCGTCATGTGCGAAAGAATTAATTCCTGGATAGTTTCTCCCTCCTCCAGGAAAATCATGGCTGTATCCCGTGCTTTTGCCGATAAATCAGTACAAATTCTTCCCAGGTCACCAGCCCGCCCTCTACGGTTTCTTTGGGCTGCAGCTTGCCGGTCATCCTCGCCAACAGCTCGAGGTTTCCCCTGGCCTCTCTTACTCCCGCCAGAGCCGTCCGGATATCCCCTTCGTCTTTCGCGGCAGAGAGTAACTCTGTGGTCGTTTTGTGCAGTATTGGCATCCCGGCGACGAGGTCCGCGGAATTATTTTTTTCGCGATGTTCTGAAGATTTCGCTAGTACCGCCGCTACGCAGGTGGTAGTATGTCTTTGAAGCGATTGGTGAGAGATGCCGTGGAGTTTGGCCACGCCACGGACACTTTCTCCCGCTACTAGGGAGCGCTCGATGGCAGAGCGCTTCCGGTGAGCACAGATCGTACATACCCTGGGCATAGCCCAATTCTTAGGTAAATAAGCATTTATTTCCTAGAGAATGTCCGTTAAATCCCTTATAGTCTTAGAAAGTGCTCAGTAAGTTACAAGGTGACATCCCTACCCCTGTGCGCTGTCTAGTCATAGGTACCAAGGAAGTGGCGGTACTGTTGGGTACCTCCGAGCGCACGGCGCATCGCCTCTTGCGGGATAAGAGCATCCGCGCTTTCAAGATGCGTGGCTGCTGGCGCACCACCACCGCCATGGTCACCGATTATGTGAATACCCAGATCGGCCAAGCCGCCGGGTATCGCCCTCCGCCCCTGCCCCCGCTGTAATCCTCCGCCAGCCGCGAGAATCCCTCGCCAAACACTTAATAAGTGAGATGTTTCAGGCGAAAGTGTATCTGGGAGGACGCGAAAATGGGTACCAATCCGATCATCATCTTCGTTCCGTAACTGAC